TGCGATTTGCGCGGCCAGCGGTACGTTCTCTTCGTAACCGATAACCGCCTTATCAAGGAGATCTGGTGCAAATACATTGATGTTGTCTTGGCTCGCCATTTCTTGATTATAACTGAAACGGCGAGTTTTTCTACGCGTGCTTGCCTTGGAACTTCCTCTTCAAGATTCTGTGTACTTTATGGTAAGGGAAGTCTTCATATCCAGGGTGCGAACTTTGGATCTGCCTGGCTATCTTCCTGGCACCCAGGCCTTTTTCTCTCAAGGCGTAGATGTGTTCCAGGACCGCTTGTTCTTCCGGGATAGGTATTAACTTGGTTCTCCTTCTGCTACCAGAGTCGTCGTACTCTTTTTTGTAGCCGAATGGTGTTACGCCACCGATTGAGTAACCCTTTTCTGCGTAGACAATCTTGCCGCCGTTTAGCCTGGACATAATCATTTCTCTCTCAATCTCCGCAAACTGAGCCATGTTGGTTATCAGCTGTTGGTTGGCCATCCTGGTCATATCCATCTTTGCTTCCAGGCCGGTCTTTTCTTTTTCCCTGGGTAGAACCACCGGTATATCTGCAAACATATCGCAGAAGTAAAGCGTGATCCCGGACTCTTCCAGGGTAGGAATCATGTTGACCATTTCCAGGAAGGACCTGGCAAGTCTGTCTAGTTTTGTAACTACTATCACATCATGCTTGTCCATGACGTCGGTGAGCTCCCTGGATCCAGGACGTTCGAGTAATGGTTTCATGCCGCTAATACCAGCATCAGTGAAGAACTGATCGACCGGTCTGCCGCCATACTTGTTGGCCACAAACTCTTCTATGGATCTCTTTTGATCTTCGAGTGAAGATCCATCTTTGGCCTGTTGCTCAGATGAAACTCTGATATAGCCGTAGATGTTATTGATTTGTTTTTTGGGTTGTATCATGCTGCCTCCATTATTTTATCTTTCCACTTCTTAACTATGTCTCCTATCTCCCAATAGTAGCCATAGTCGTAGCAAGTCATAGCGCCTTCTTTGTACCTAGGCGCTCCTGGAAAATCTGCGTCGTCCTCGTAGTATTCTCCAGTTTCAAAAAACATTTCGATCTCTCCTTTGGCCCCGTCTTCGCTAGTGGCCTTGAAATTAACAGTCTTCAAAGTTGAAAGAACATACTCTGGCTTGTGAATTTTAATAGTTACTTGGCTCATTTTTTTCTCCTTGTTTTTGTTACTCACCATAGAATAGTAACATATATGAAAATATTTGCAACTATTTGCAATAAATAATATACTGCGTTTTGTGTTACATAGGAGAACGATATGGCCCGACTAAAAAATGAAGATCGATTGTGTGGAGCTTTTTACCAGGCACACAGTTTTTTGGACTTCGATATAAAAACACATAACCAAAACACAGGACCTTTATCAGATGCTAATTTGCTAGGAATAAATTTGCCAGGTGTTATACGTTATCAAGAACAAGCAACCGAAGATGTGAAGGACCGGATGGGTACGTATGCTGGCATCTGTAGAGAGGAATACGACTCCTGGATAGACGCACTCAAGTTTCAATTCAACTCTAGTGGGTTGCACGACATCATACCGCCCAAAGCGGTGTTGAATGATTTTTTTGGAGATCTGCATATCCGGGTGCCGCATGAATCTACTCTGTTGATTCATCAACAAGAGGCCATGACTACCATTTTGCATGTTAAAGAAATTAGAACAGATAAGATGATTAAAATTTTTAAATCCAAAGCTGTAGCCAAAGCCAACCTGGGTGGTTTATTTGGAGATAAAACGTCCCGCGCTATTGTAAAAAATATTAAAGGCTGGAAAACAGAATCGGTGTTGTCTTGCCGTGTAACTTTTGTTTATAACGTGTCTGTCGAGGACATATATAAGCCTAATAGGTTCAAAAAAGAAACGATAGATCTTTTGACCAGGCCAAAAGTAACTCATTACCCCATATCTTTTATATTTCCATGCGGCCTAACAATCAAAGAAACGGAAGGGATAGTGCCTACGATTTTTGAAGATAGATTTGAACTTAGTAAGTCAGAAGATTATGGGCCATACGCGCCGATCAAATTTCCATATAGCACAAAACCAATAGAGGGACATTATTTACAGTTTGACCACACCGAAAAAGAAACCTTGAAAGACAAGCTCTGGAAAAGAATGAGTAAGCAATATCAAATAGACGAAAGAGAATACGTCAAGCCAACCGCTACATTATGGAGAGCGGCCTTTCAAACCTTGGTTCACATATCTGTATTGACGCACCCGGACTTCAAAGAGTTTTGCGTGAACATGCTCAAGAAGGACGGCATGCAACCTCACAGAACACCATACAACAAAGATAATCCTTACAAGAGTCGTCCTGGCTGGCGACCAGCTTTTGAGCACTATGTCGTGACGATCAATGTTCCGGACGATGTAAGCAAAGAAGCCGACGCCAGCTCACATAAGAAACGACGCCATTTAGTGCGCGGTCATTTGATGAGATCTCACAGTCCTAACTCAACCGATGGTTTTGTTTGGCGCAAGTCTCATTGGAGGGGCAACAGAGAGATTGGCCTTGTAACGAAAGACTACGTTATGGATGTAGATGAAAGAATTAATCAACCAGGAGAAAACCATGGATAAACAAAAAAGATATTCTTTTCACTTTGAAACAGATCTATACCCGGATCTGGTTCGGTGGAGATATACGGACGAGGCCAATCATGCGGCGAACTACCACAAAACGTATAAGCCTAAATTGAGTGATCTCGTAATAGAAACCAAGCTGGATGGCAAGCTCAAGACACAGATCCGTCGCGAGCTGCTTGAAGACATACTAAAGGAGGATGAAGTATGAGTGGACCTAAACCTGTATCGGATTTTATATATCCGGTGATGAAAGACATCTTTGTGAGATACCTGGTGAATAAACACAAGAAACCTTACAGAGATATTAAAATCGCAGATATGTCTGATGAAGATTTGAAGCGCTGGCAATGGATTGAAGCTCTTAACAACGTCAAGATTGGCGTTAGTTTTAAGGGCGATGTTAAAAGAAACATAGTACATTAGATCTATGAAGCCAGAAGATTTAACAGAAGAGGAGAGTCGGGTGGCTGAACGCTTGCGGGTTATTTGCAATGAAGCGATAGAAGACTTGGAAGATAAGCTGCCCGGCGTGACTCACCCATTAGAAAAGGATGAAATACTCAAAGAGATAGACGCTTTGTTGGATCTGGTGGACCAGGCCAATGAGCGAGCTGTCGAATTAGTAAAAACTTATTACCAGGAGAAACGACATGAATCTAAAGAAAGCTGAAAAAATATGGCGCGATAGTCAACCGCTAGAGGCCAATGGATTGGTTAGCAAGCGTAGGAAAAAGTTTTTAGACAATATACTCAAGCGATCTGAGAATAGAAAAAGATTTATACAAAGAAGAAAAGAACAGGAGGAAGCTAATGAAAACTTACATAATTAGAGCTGAAAGAAAAACTATTGGTTACTACCATATAAAAACAAAGTCTTTTGAAGAGGCTAAAAGACAAGCAAGCTATCAAATGGATGTTAATTCGCAAAACTGTATACAAGAAGAAAAGTATGAAGAAGTAATTGTAAGTAGAGAACCAATGGTAATCGAACCATACAACGAGTTTATAAAGGAGAAAAACTAATGGCTAGACCAAAAAAAATAATACGCAAAAGAGATAAAGTATTTAACTTTATAGACAAGGTAATAGACCTAATCAAATACAAATGGAGAACAGCTATCAAGGTAACGATATTCTTGATGTGCGTATCTTTATTCATATATGTCGTATTCTTCTGGATAGATACAGTCCAGGGCATACGTTTTGAGATTATCTATATTTAGAAAAAGTAGTTGCCTAAGATCCCACCATTAAATTTTATGGGTAAGCAAGACTACGACTTCATCCAGAATATCTACCTCACCATGAAGGCGTTTATGCCTGAGAACACGATACTGGATCTAAGGGCGCACTGGCGCGATAACAAACGTGCCCTAGATTTATTGGAGCGAATGGATCCTAAGCTACACGCGCAGCTGATTGAGGATTTTAAAATCCGGAAAGCTGAGATCCACGAAAAAAACTTCGGGGAAAGGGATTCTAACGAAAACCAAAACTAAAGAGCGTCTATACCTTTATTCTCACCTTCCATCATAGCAGTAGCGCTTGCGGCAGCTGCTATCGGTGCTACAGAAAATAACTCTTTGCCAAAATTTTCTTTTATTAAATCGCCTTGCGGTGTCATACGATTACGTCTGATAACTTTAAGGCCACGCTTTTCTAAAAGATCTATTGTGCTTTGAGGCGTCGTTTCTGGAACTAGGGCTCCAGAAAATTCATCAAAGCCTACAGCTCTAGTGGGTTTAGCCTCAAAGTAATTAACTACGCTATTTGCATTATCTTCAAATACTTTCAGTATTTTAGCGTTTATACTGGGCTCATCCATATATTTTAAATTAGAATCCTCGACTAATCTTTTTACTGCTCCTTTGACTGCTGGTTCTAGTTTTGCTCCATATGCTAACTCGGTTTTTACATAAGCAAGCAGTTCGTCAATCTCATAAAAATCATCTGGTCCAATCATTTTTTCTGATTGTAAAACGTCTCCGATATTATCAAATAAGGTATCTTCTGTTCCTGTTACTAAATCAATTCTTGATTTGTCTGCTTTTATTGATGCCAAGTCGGGGTATGTTTTTGATGTAAGAGCTTTCATATAATTATCACTAGCGCCAAAGACGCTTTCTCCTCCCCTTTGTGTATCAGAAATCATGTTAGCCACTACATTTTCTAAATCGTAAGGCACTGTTTTTAGCGTCTGTTCGGCTTCATCAAAATATTGGAAAACAGAATCTTGGTCCAGGTATTTATCTTTTTCTGCCTTAACCCATTCATTAAATTCCTTAAACTGTCCATAATCTATAAAGTCGTCGTATTGATTAAATACACTGTCGGGCAGTCCTTTTTCTTTTGCATACTTTCTTTTGACTAGGCCGCTGTAAAGAAAATCTTCAAACTCTGACGATCTATTTTCTGGATAATACAGACTTTCTTGGTTTACTCTTTCTAAATTTCTTAGTGCGAATGTTCCTTTTTCTAAAGTTTCAGACGGATCACGAAAAGTAGTTTCAATGCCAGCATAATCTTTGGCTAGTTGTTCGGCCGCTCCTGGTTTAGATAGTCTGATAGGTTTAGGTCCTCTAGGTGTATAAGCGTCTGCTGAATAAACTTTGTTGCGTGGATCTAAAGCTGGATCAAATTTTTCGGGTTTGCCTATCAAAGTTATGTTGCCAAAGCCTTCGTGTGGTACATCTGCTTTTGTTACCGCTATGCTTGGAGAGGGTAATCCACCAATGTTGTCATACAAAGCAAGTTTGTCTGGTGAAGTGTTGTGTAAAAAAACCATGTCTTTTGGCTCACTCATAGCTTTCGATTTTGACAAAGATTCTATTCCTTTACCAGCTTTTCCCGCTTTCAAGGCTGCGGTACCGATTGCGGCTCCGGGAATTAAATCTATAGTTGAAAGTAGCTGACCGAATTTATCACCACGTTCCTGGGCCAACCGATAAGAAAAGCCAGGAATAAACTCGCCTATTCCTCCCTGTTGATAAGGATCGAAAGTTCGTAAAATTTTCTGAGACGTTTGAAAGGATCTCCTTGGATCTCCGTCGGCAAATCCGGTTCTCTGTAATAGGCTCGCTAATCCTTGCACTCTTTTTTGAGCTGAGGTTTGCTCTATAGGTTCTATAGATCCTACGTCTGGTTGTCTTAAAGGTACGGCAGCTAGTTTTGACTGAAAAGACTCCAGAGGAGTAGGCTCCTCAAAAACATTTACATCGTCAGCTCGCATAAGAGCAGTATATCAACGAAAAGGCGGCCCGGTAAACCAAGCAACCACTACAAATCGCTCACCTTTCGTAATCGGCTTGACCTTGTGAGGTAAAAATGAGCTAAAAATCACCGCTTCGCCTATCTCCGGCAACGTGCATCTTTCATACTCGCTGTTACGGAAGCATATTTCGCCGCCTTCAAAGTCGTCGTTCAACAAAAGGCTCATACTAATCTTTCTGGTTGCAGCTGTGCCGTCTGGCCCGATGTCCATGTGGTACTCATAACCATTAGAAGGCGCTTTGTAGGTGATTATTTGGGCCTTTTCGATGCCTGTAATGTCGTATTTGAAGTATTTGTTGGCCGACATAGCCACTTTGTTAAGAATCCTATACAAACGCTCCTCTTTTTGGTCAATAAACCGGATTTCAGCGTCGCGAATCACTTTTTTTTCAGTTTTTTCTCCCTGGCTATGAATCCTAGCCGGTTCTGGATCTGTTTCTACCAGGTAATCCAGAAATAAATCAACTTCGTCCTGGGAAAGTAGGAGTCCTGTGACTCCGTGCTTGGGTAAGCTAACTGTCTTCGTCGGCATGGTAATTCAAAGACAACTCTTCTCCCGGTTGAATCGTCCTTATAGTGTATAAATTGAAGATTCGGTAATCATCCCAATCAAGTTTTTCTATCAAACAACAATTTGGATCCTCGGTATGGTTCACAAAACCACCGAGAGGTGTTCGTATGTAACCTTTGATGATCGGAACCTTGATATGCGTCATGCCCATATCTAGGCCAGCATCGATTCTCTCTTTTGCAAAGACTCCTGAGCCTTCAATATCACTTTCGCGGACCTCTAGGTCTTCCGGCAGCGGTTTGTAGTAAAATTTATTGAACTGATAATCCATGAGTTTCATAGGCCGTCCAGTTTTTCTTGAGCGTATCTAGCCAGTCCTCCATGGACATAATGCAGATCTTATCGTTTTCCTTGGGCCAGTCCAGGTTTATTGCATACAAGGGTACGCAGACTCGGATGGGTTTTCGATTGAATTTAAAAATGAGAACCGGGATATTCGGGCCCGCGCTCTCGCATACCTGATTCCACCAGGCAGACTTTAGCCAATCACCTTCTTTGTAAAACTTACATTCGACAGAATGAAAGGGCATGTTGAGATCGCATAGATCTTTTTGTTGGTATTGATCCAGGTTACGTTTGGTTTCGTAATCGATGTCGTTGTCCAGGAAGAAACCATTTAGGATCTTTGCTATATCGCGCTCGAATTGAGCTCCCTTGTTTCTGCTGTTGATGGGCATTGCAAGAGTGTCTCAAAATTTGCACAAAATTACAATCGTAAGCAATCATTTTTTTTGGTGATCTTATGTGTAAAACCCAGTTATATACACATACGCATA